ATGAATTTTATAAAAACAGAAATTGAAGGGCTTTTAATAATAGAGCCGAAAGTAATCGGAGATTCACGCGGTTATTTTTGTGAAACATTTAAGAAAGAACTTTTTGAGCAGAATGTCGGCAAAGTAAATTTTGTTCAAGAAAACGAATCAATGTCATCATTCGGTGTTCTTAGGGGTTTGCATTTGCAAAGACCGCCTTATACTCAGGCTAAACTTGTAAGCGTACCACTTGGAAAGGTTATTGACGTTGCTGTTGATGTCAGAACGGATTCTCCGACCTTCGGAAAATATTTGGCAGTTGAACTTTCTGAAGAAAACAAACGCAGGTTTTGGATTCCGAGAGGTTTTCTTCACGGTTTTGTAGTTTTGAGTGAAAAAGCAATTTTTCAATATAAAGTTGATAACGTTTATAATAAGGAGTCAGAACAAGGAATTATTTTTTCTGATGAGTCAATTGGCGTTGATTGGAAAATTCCGAAAGAGAAAATGCTTTTGAGCGATAAAGATTTAGTGTTACCGCAATTAAAAAAAGAAAATTTCTATACTGCGGCTCAATACGCTAAAAACGCCTAAAGAAAAAAAATCTCTTGTAGAAATGTCAAAAAATAGGCTTTCTGCAAGGGATTTTTTTATAGCAGTTTTTATTTTTTAGTGAAATACCCCGGATAATTTTCACCGCCGTCAATACGGGCGTATTCTTTGTCGTTTTTTCCCTGATTGTAGGTTGTTCCTTTTCCGCCTATAAGATTGTTAGATTTTGTAAACATTGATTCTGACGAAGTTACGGCTTTGGTATTCCAATTGTCCCCGACCAAAATTGTTTTCAAAGAGTAACAATTTGAAAACATATTGTACATATATTTTACATTTCTTGTATCGAATCTACTGACATCAAGTTGTATAAGAGAATTGCAACCTTGAAACATATACCCCATGTCCGAAACATTTTTTGTGTCAAAATTATTGACATCAAGTCTTATAAGAGAATTGCATCCGCTATTTTCCGCAAAACCAAAAAACGCCTATGTTGTAAAACATATTTGCAACGGCATATCTTACAAAATATTATGCAAAAAAAAACGAAAAGTCGGTTATTTCATCAACTGACTTTTCGTTTTTTTAGAAATGGGTGGTTAGCTGATTACATTGTCAATGTGGATGTGTTGCCAAGAGGACGGCTGATTAGAAATTGATTCAGTCGTAACATCGCCCCATTTGCCAAATGAATAAACTCCAGATTTGAATTTGTAGATTGCTTTAATGTTTCTTTCATCGGCCATAACAAAGATGAAGGCAAAAGTAGCACTTGAGCCGCTTTGTATAGGTGTTTCCAAAACGGCTATTAATAAACCGTCTGTTTTACGACGATACAACCATTTTCCTTGATGAATCATGTCATCGGAGAAATACTCTTCAATCGGTACAGGATGGAAATAGTCATCAGTATATTCCGTAATTTTTCTCGTGGAGCCTGACACAATTTTTTGACCAACAACAGGCGGATGGTTAATAATGTAGCCGTAAATGTTATAATCCGAATATTTAAGCACAGTATCAACACTCTCATATTCACCGGCAATATCTCCGCAATCTTCACCGTCAGATAATTCCATTTTGTTGGCATAAATTGTTAATGGAGCTGTGGTAACTTGAATTTCTTCACCGCCTTCACCTGCTTTTCTTTCGTAGAAAAAGCCGCGGGTGTAGGAGTCTGTGGTCTGCCCTACGTATTGTACAATCTCTCCGTCTTGCGCTTCAGAATAACCGTCAAGGTCAGCAATCTGTTTTATAAAATTGCCTTGCTGTACCGGTTCAGGGGTAGGTTTAGGGATAAGTTCCAAAATCTCCGCCTTGAGGTCAGCTAACAAACCAGTCAAAGTCTCCTGATCAGTAATGCCCTGCAAGAAACTCTCAATCTCGTGCCAGCGGTTGATGGTCTCGTCGGATGCGTCGGAGTCTTCCAAAAATGCCCGTACACGCTTCTTGAACTCCTCATAATCAGATTTTGATGTTTCAAGAGTTTGAATGCGGGTTTCGTGACCGGCAATGTTGTCTTCAGCAGCATCTATGTCGTCTTCAACTGTTGTTAAACGATTTCGAATTGCTGTAAGTTTTTCACTCTCGTCGGCTTGCTGAACGGCTGAAGAGATTGCCTCTTCTTTGGTTTCGTTGATGATGGTGGCAAGTGTTTTTTGCTCGTTGCCAATGGTCTGAACTACTTTTTCAAGTTCTACCATATCATCTTTATGGACGTAACTGTCGAAAACGTTTGCAAAATCGCCTTCGGTTGGATACATCCCTCTTTTGAACTTGTTCTTAAGTTCGGTTCTTGTGTTTTGTGCCATGATGATAATATTATTTAATTAATTATAATTTCATTATAAATGCTAAAGCATAATATGGCGGACGGTTTTCGTGGCTTGAGTCACTTCCAGTATATCCAGTAGTAAAACTATGAGTATGTGACGGAAGTCCACTATAGGTTATTACTGTTTTATCACAACCACTACCACCGCGCCAATATGCGTAACGCCCATTCTCTAAGTTGGAACCCTCCCTATCTGTGGTGGCTGCTGAGTCATTCGGATAACCAGTACGATTGTAAGGCTGTTTTATCGTTGTGCTGGTTGTGTTAATTACCGAATTTGTATTTGTTGTTCCGCTATGGTTGTGACTTGGTATTTGGTTGACTGTTAATGTTACACTGTTGCTACCTCCTGTATTGCCTATATTGTAACTGCCACCTGCACCAACTATGAAACGGTTGCGCAGATTGGGTGTGCCGTTTTGTCCGTCGCAAAGTGCCCAGCCTGCGGGGATTTCTGCTATTGTGCCACTCCACATCATTATCATACCGCGTATGAATTTAAAATTAGAGCCTTGTTGTATATCTGTTAAAGCGGCGTTTACAGAGTTTTTTAAGGTATTTAAACTCTCGTTTAACGCCGCATTGGTAATTGTGGATATATCAACAAAGTTGTTCCAAGCATACGAGGTTGTACCAATGCCGTCAGCTAACCAACGTTTGGTATATGCTGCGGTAAACTGTTCGCCGTTGGCTGTTACGTCTTCCGGTTGTTCTGCGATGTAGCATGTACTACTGTTGACACTCTCCGGATGATAAAGGATTTCTCCACCAAGCGGTGTTTCTTCGCTTTTGATGTATACAAAGCCTTCGGTTCTGCGGCTGCCGGATACTTTGCAACCGGATAATATCAGGAAGTCTTTACCAGCTATCATCGCAATTACGGCATAGTTCATGATATTGGATTGCATGGCTGCTAAGGTCTCACAATCTAACGGAAATTTGCCTAATGCCGTAAAATTGCCAAGTATTGTTTCTTTCATGTTAGTATGATTTTGAATGATTTGCCGGGTGTTTTGTAATTGTTGATTACAGCCCGTAGTCTCGTTTGGTTAACTGATAATGTTTTGGGTACTATTACAAAGAAATCGTAATATTTTTCTGCGTTGTTTTCTCTGTAATTGAGTATTATATGTTTGTCGTCAGTACCACGGGGCATCGGCATTTCGATGTGTTGTGCAGAGCCTCGCGGGTAGATATAAAAGGGTTGTCCTGTTTGTTGTTGTCCGTCTACTACCCGTATATGTTCGTTGCCGGTTTGGTCTGTAAAAAGAGAGTTTAGGCAATATTCCAATCTGCATACTTGTCCGTTGTATTTCAGTTGTTCGAGTGTGGTGTAGCGGAATTTGGTAAGCATTGACAACAGCTCCGAGAATGGCGATACCAATATACTCAATAGTGCACATATTGCGGGTTGCCGCAGGATTATCGGTAAGAGTAATACTGCCAACCTCGAAAACTTTATTTGCAAGATGTTAATGTTCATATTCGTAAGTGTTAATTTTAATATCTCCTACGTTGAAGTATCCAGCGTATGGTCTTACCTTAGCTACGATTGACTTTTCTTCACCATTATCAATATACGATGATTCCGTAAGTTCTACCACTTTTACACCCTCCACTGCTTGCAATTTGTCTGTTAGTGCCATGTTGGAATATTCACCGTTGAATGGCAAATTTTTGATATAATTGTCTATTACAGCTCTACAATTGGTGATTACGTCAGAGGGTAACAACAGCGGGTCGTACCATATATCAACCGTACAGTTGAAGGTATTACCTTCTTGATTAATCAATTGTGTACGCACTCCGGCGTACTTGATACGCATGATATAATCTTCTAATGCAGTCTGCTGGATTGGCGGCAGCGGTACTCGTTCGCCGTTGTTGTCGCCTGCTACTTTTAGAACCAATGAGCCTGTTACGGTATCTTCTAATGCTACTGCATGCTTTACGACTAAGGCGTTTTGCAATTCGACTTCGGAAATATTGTTATTGTTGTATTCGCCAAGGTCGTTGATGGTGTAGTTGTATCGAAATTCTTTCAACTTTTTAACATACCATTGCAGTGAGCCGGGGACTTGGTTGGTGATTTCGGTTTCTATCTCGGATTTCACCTCGTCGAATAATACCTCTATTACGTATGCACAATATGACACGATATAGAGGATAATATTTTCTAAACTTGCATTGGAATACAGAGATAAAAACTGCGGCGGGTTGCCGTTATGGTCGAGTTCCCAACCATACAACGACCTCAATACCGTATTTTGCATCCACAAGTTTTCTAATTGCTGTTTTATTTCGTCTACTGATCTTGCCATTTTTTTATGATATTATAAAGTCAATCTCAATACCCATGTAATTAATACCGCCGTTTACAATAGTTTCTTCGTTGAGAGCCGTTGCCGGAGCAATGGTGTTTACATTGAAATATTGTACGGTCTGCTTGTTTTGAATAGTTTCAGGAGTTTGTAATATTGTGCCGGGCTGTACATCTTCCGACAATGGCAAGCCGTTTTTTATTGCTATTTGCATGGCTTGCTCCGCCTTTCCGGTAGTGAGTATTGCAATATCGAGCAATGATTGTTTGTCGGTAATTGTGGTTTTGTTCATAGGTCAATCTGTAGTTTTCCGTTGTTGATAGTAACAGCGGCAGTGATGCCGCCTGCTTCCAATGCTACTGTTACGTGCCGTATTATTTCACGCTGACTGCCTATAGTCTTTATCAACCGTGCTAAGCCCGCACCCATTAGAGGATGCTCTTTCCATTCGCCTTTTTCGGTATTGACTATCAAGGCGGCGTTTTGTTCTTGCGTATCAGCAAGGAGCAATGTGCCGTGTTTTACTTGTAAGTCAAAATCCTTATCCAAACTAATTGCTTTCATAATCGAACAATGTATCAAAGTTTTCTTTGTCGGCTGCTGTAGGCAATGCGGCAACTATTGACTGTTGTAATGCTGCGCCACCGTCCTGAGCGACCGGCACTCCGTTTTGGATAGCACTGATGATGTTATCCACCCGCGCCGAAAGTTTGTCTAACTGCGTTTTCCAATCGTTGATTTCCACCTTCGGGGCTTTTATTATAACGCTGTCTATTTCAGAAAAACTTACAATAAGCACGTCCCTTAAATCTGCCGTTGCAACGCCCGAAACAAACGAGCCAATTTTGGGAATCACCGCAAAACAGTCGCCTTTTTCCTGACGTTCTACCGCATTAAGACGGCAGCCATGGAGTTCCAAGTTGTCGTCCAACTTCAGATCGCAGGTAAGAGAGGCTTTGTCTACGGCGGATACTGTGCCGGTGATAAAACCATCATTGCCTGTGCGGGCGATTACTTCCTGAATGAGATGAACGAGTGTGTCTGATGCTGCCATGTTTTTTTTGTTTGAACCGCATAAAATGCGGTGAAATTAACATTACTATTTGATTTTGTAACACAGTTCGTTTTCTCGGCGGAATCCGCTGTTGTTGAAGCGGACTTTTACACGCTTTATCAGGTATTCGCCTTCACGTTCGGGGTTTTCGGTGTCTACGATTTTTAAAGTATCGCCGGGCATGGTCTGCGGTGTGCCGAATCCCGTGATTGTGCCTTCATAGCCGTCGAAGTTTTTGCTTTTTAGTTCGGTTTCTATGCGTTTTTTGAGTTCGGCTTCTGTTGTTACGTCAGAGCCGAAATTCATTGTGCGCTTTTCGGCATCGTCGTCTTTGCTGCCCACAGTTACGGTGATGGTCTTGCCTTTTTTCTGTTTTGCCTTGCCGGTGATTTGCAGTTTGCGGTCTTCCTTGCGGACGAATTTTAGTCCGTTGGCGGCGATATTGGGTGCAAGACGTTTGTTCCTCAAGTCTTTTAACAGTGTACCGTTTCTTGTGCCGAATACGTAGGTGTGTTTATTAAAACCTTTGAACTCAAAAGGCCAAAAACACGAAATCATTTTGTTTTGCTCGTTGAGTTTGGCACAGAACCCGACCTCGTCTTTTATCTTTTTGATAACGGTGTAGGGCGTTACGTCTTTTATGATATAGCCACCCGAAAAAGTGAAGTCGGGGCATTCTACAGTATAACCAGGGAAAAGGTCTTGTAACAGTTTTTTCAAAGTTACGCTCTTGTAACTTTTGGTGATATGCGCCGCCTTTTTGAACGTGTACCAGTTGTCATCACACTCAAGGGCAAGCGGAGTAGAGTCGCCGATGTGTGATACATAGCCGGTGAACTCGGTTTTGAGGTCGCCGTTGTACCCGATTTTCAGTTCAACACGGTCGCCGGTATGGATAAGGTCTAACAGTACTTTACCATCTTTTGAGGTAAGGCGTCGAGGCAGCGTGATTTTTGCAGTGCCGCCGATTTCGTCAACGCTTGACTCAAATTCGGCTTCTGTAATACCTTTGAAATTAATTTTACCGATTTTTAGTTCGGCTTTTGCTACGTAATACATTTTTGTTTATATTTACACTGTTAATTTGTAACCGGTTACTGTAACCGGTTACAGCCTTTTAATAACCTTTTAAAATACTGTTTAAACACCATGAAAAAGACCGTTATTTTAATGCTGCTTTTCGTAGTATTGTCCGCCATCAGCGCGAGTGCACAGAAGATAGACCTCGGAAAGTTCGTAATTGACAAAAATAATTGTACAATCACCAACAAGGAGTCAGGCAAGACGTTTAACCTCTACGGTAACATCGAAATCGTTGAGTCGTTCCCTGATATTTGCGTCAAAATCGTTGATTCTTTTGAGGATTTGGACGTAAAAATTGTGAAAGACACTCCCTCTCGTTGCTGTGAATTTCGCAAAGTGGATTCATTTCGCGAAATTAGGGTAAAGATTGTAACAAGTTTTCCTGATATTACAGTAAAGTTGGTTGATTCGTTCCCCGGTATCAATCACTGATTGTAAACTCGGGCGGCTGTATACTCTTCGCCTTCAACTGATATTTAACAGTGTCGGGATAATTTTCTAAGACAGACAAATTATCAACCTTTGTGATGTACAGAGCGTTTATTCCCAAGTCTGTCATTATCTGACACTCCAATACGTCAAAAGTGTCGGGAGTTTCAAAGAGTTGACGAAACCTCTGCACTTTTGCCGATGGATATTGGTGGGCTTCCATATCGACCAACAATCCGTCCATTGTAATTTCCCACTGACCTAATCCAAAATCCTCTACCACTACATTATCACTGCCAGCAATTACCGTGTCAGTGATTTTTTTTTCGCGTGAGAATTTGAGCATCGGTGGTGGAGCGAAAATCCCGTTGTCAGTGTCGGAAAGTATGGTGTTTCGGAACTCATAGACCTTGCCGTCCTTTGTTGATTTTAGTTTGAGGTCGGCAAAGGTGGCGTCAGCTACATAGACCTCCACACCTGTAGGTGTGCTGTGCGGCTGGTCGCGTGTTCTGAAGTTGGCGGCTACATAACCGAATGCACTGCTAAATCGTCCGTATAAGTCTATTGAAAGCATTTTTTATTTAAATTGATAATTGACAATTGATAATTGACAATTGATAATTGACAATTGACAATTACTGCCATTGTCAATTGCTCATTGTCCATTGTCCATTGATTTAGCACCCAACAGACCTTTGTCGGCAAGCCATTCTATCTGACGGAATTTTTCTATCCACGTCTCATCGTCAAGGTTTTCGGGGAACGGAATATGGAAGTAGAGGCTGATGAGCGCGTCTATCTTCCGTATCTCGTTGGCAAGTTGTTGGTGCGGGTTGTCCTCGTCGATGCCGCTGTCTATCCTCGGACAGCCCTCTACAAGTTTTTTATTGTGGCAGACCTGTAAGGCAGGATTTTACTCAATGCGTCAAATGCTGCCATGAAAAGTCCGTCGTCCGCCTTTACCTCGTCTTTGTGAGTGAGTACACAGGCGTTGATGAGTATTTCTTTTGCCTTGTCGGGTGCTTTGTCTACCCATTTCTCGAACTCGCCGAGTGTCTTGCGATCCGGAACGCGTACAATTACGTCGAGTGTTTCGCTGCCATCGTCGTTGGTGGGCAGTTGCGCCACCTTTACGTTGTTTTCGCCGTAGCGTTCTTTCCACGCTTTTACCATTTCGACGGTAACGCCGAGGGGGAGATTGTTGTTGTTTTCCATTTTGCTGTTTTTTTATTGGTTACACATTGAATTGAATATCGAGGCAGAATAGTTCAACAGATGTTTCCACGTCCTTGTCGAGTTCTGCACTTCTGCCCTGTTTTGAGAATTTTACAAGTAGAGTGTCGGTAATGATTTCGTTTTCCTCGTCCACGTAAGTAACTACGATTGGAAATGGCTTGATGGAAAGCAAGTTGCCGCCACAGAGTTTCTCCAACCTTGCAAGGGATTTTGCGGTGATGGTCATTTCCGCTTTGTATTCCTTTTTTCCAAGGCTGTAACTTGACGGAGATGCAGAGCCAAGTGAGTAGTTGGCAGTGTTGGTCTGCGTTACGTCGTAAGAGAGTTTTGTAATTTCGTAGTCTATACTGCCGAACATCGAAATCTGCACGTCGGCAGAAGCATAGGACTTGCCGTTTTTGGTGATGTTTGCCATAATTACAAGTTGGTTTTAAGATTGATTGTTCCTTTGATTTCGTCGATACAACCGGTTGGGACTACCACAAATGACACGTTGAGCACTCTGGGTGTAATGAGTAAGTTGCTGTTGGGGTCGATGGTGGTCTTGCCGGAGGTGATTTCGCCGGCGGCTTGCATTGGTACGAACACAGCATTGTCGGCAATGGCCTCGAAGTTGGTGCAAAGTGCTGGTGGCAGTTTGCCGGTTTTTGGGTCTACTGGTTGTGAGCTCTTAACATATGGTAACAATGCTGTTCGGAGACCACGCACGCACTTGTCGATAACACGACCGTAAGAGATGGTGTATTCGTTGAAGTAGCCGTCTTTGTCTTTGATTACCGGTGTACAAGTATAATCGTTGTTCCAATAGAAACCGGCAAAACCTGAGTATGATACAGCGAAGATATATCCCTTTTCGTCGAGGGTTTCCAACTGAGAGTCCCATTGTGAGATTTTCTTGTGATTGGAGAGACCAGCCTCGATCCAAATACCTTTTGTGGCGTTTGTAAGATTGCCGGTGGCAACCTCGCCGATATTTCCGTTTACTTGTTTTGCACTGATACTGCCGAGCATTGTTCCGACGTCAGCCATGGTGCGGCGGCTGTCTGTGAACTGATCGGCATACTGGTAATCCTGACCGATGCAGACAGATACCTTGAATGCCTCTAATGTAGAGCTGCCGATAACAATCTCTTTAAGATCCTGAGCTGCTACGGCTGTATTGGCAGCAAATCCGTTGTACTCCAATACCACCTGGCAGGGACGGAATGTTTCAAAAGTCCAATCGTAGAAGTTCTGGGCTTTTTGGATTAAAGTGTTAAGGACTACCGGCTCATCGTTTTCTCTGGGAGTGTTGGCAAGTGCCAATATGCGGATTTCACCTTTTGCAGCTGCTATTAGCTGACGAGCAGCGCCGCCATCGTCGAAGATGTCGTCAGTAGTGCCGGTGTACAGCATGAGCCACAATGTTGCGCCGTCGCCTGCGATGCGGAAGAATTCCGACACGTGGCGGTAAACACAAAGATGATTTTCAGTGTCGTACTCTTGAGTAATGCCCAACGCTTCGAGGTCGTCGGTGCTGTGGAGTTCTACAGCCTCCAAGAGTTCTAACTCAGAGGTTGCTACACCTGTAGCCAAGAGTCCACAAATGCCGTCGCTGCCTACTCCGGCAGATGCTCCGAGTTTTCCTCTTATGATATTTACGCCTTTTAATGATGCCATGATAATATATCTTTTTAAAAATTGATAATTGACAATTGATAATGGACAATTGACAATGGGTAAAACCGAAAACGGTTTTGCATATCGACTGTGCAGGGTAAGCCGCATGATATGCGGCAGAACTGACAGAACGCCGGTGTCAATTTTCAAATGTCCTTAGTTTCGGGTGGCGGTTACGAGCCGCCTGTCTGTAGGTGTGTACCATCACAGATGAACGTTAACGAATGTTCCCCGAAGGATGCCCGAAGACAGGGCTTAGTCTGCGTCGAAGTAATGCGCGATGGCCGCTCCTAACGCTGTTTTGTATTTCCCGGAAGAATTTTTAGCCGCTTGTTGCCACTCTTCTTTTTTGGTAGAGTCAGCCATGTCGGCACGGGCTTTTTCGGATGCCGCTTTGAATTTTTCCCTTACCTCCAATTGTGCCGGAGTGGGTTCTGTTTTGGCAACTGATTTTTCCGCAAAGACAGTTTTGCCGTTTACTTGTTTGAATGTGTAACCGGATTTTCCGATTTTCCCCGAAAGACCTTCGGTAATGATGTTGTTCACTACTAATGCCATATTTCTTTTTTTAGTGGTTTATTTATGAATTGACAGTTGACAGTTGAAAATTGACAATTGACAGTTGAAAGGAATTGTCAATTGCCATTTAGTCTTTTTATTCAACGACGACTTTGAAGATGCCGGCACCGTCGTTTCTGATAGGTGCACCGCCTGCCAATACTGTTGCACTGATAAGGTCTGCAAAGTAATCGGCACGGTGTGCGTCTTCGATAATCTCAACATCGCCGTGTGCTACGCTGACACAGTCTTCGTGCCAAGCAAATGCGGCTGTACTGTTGTTTGCAGCGGTATCAATCACAGAGCGCATGTAGATATCGAATCCAAAGAGTTTGCCTACTGTGCCGGCAGCTGCGTTTGCCGATGCGGAGAATGCGAACTGTTCTGCGCTTGACAACTCTGCCAAGAGGGCATTGTAAGCCTCCGGTGTAAGGACAAGGCAACGTCCGTTTTGCGGAAGGTCTTTTTTGTCGAATGCGAGTTTTGCTGCAAGTACTGATGATTTGCCAAATGCAGTAACGGTTGCTATCTGTGCCGCAGTAGTACACCCTGCAACCCATGCTGAAAGAATATCAGTGTGGATTTTTTCGGTTACTGCGTTTCTTACGCCTTGCAATACGCTGTTTCGCTTGTCGTAAGAGAGTTGTACTTCCTCGATGTTGCCAACTCTTACCGGGCCGATTTCATATTTACTCATATCATAGTTGAGATCGGTGTCGGTACGCTCGGTAACTTCTACCGGATATGTAGTGTTGCCTACTGTTACAGGCGGCAAGCCTCCGGCGTTTGGTACGTGGATTGTTTTTCCGTCGGCAAATGTTGAATGATTTGCCGCTCTTGATGCAAAGGTGTTGTCGGCAAAGAGTTTTTTAATGATTGCCGGTAACCAAATTTCTTTTACTAATGCCATGATTTTTTATATTAATTATGAATTATGAATTGATAATTGACAATTGATAATTGACAATTAGAAGCGCTCCCACTCACGGTTGAATTTTTCGCGGTAAAGGCGTTTGAACTCTTCAAAGTTTTCGGCTTTGAGTTTTTGGAGTGCGCCGGGTTTGTGGTCGAGTTCGTCCCATGTCAGCTTTTCTGTTTTTGGTGCGTTAACCATTTGAGACAATGAGATTGAAGGTGTTGCCGGTGCAGCCGGGTTCAAAGCCTCTAACAGCGTTTTGGTGTCTTCCGGATTGGAGAGATAGAATGCTAAACAGATATTTTTGACATTTTCAGGTATTTTGCCGTCAGCTATAGCTTTGTCAACACAAGCAACGCCCTCGTGATATTCTCTTTCGGCGAGGTCTTTTTGAAGCTCGTTTACCTGTGCGGTTAAATCACTGATAATATCAGTTTTGGCAGTAAGTTCTGCCTGCAAGGTCTTAATCTGTGAGTTTTTCTCTGACAGCTCTACTTGCAATTGTGAAGTGTCAATATCTTTTGTTTCCATATTGTAAAAAAGTTTATTAAATTCGTTGATACTAAGTTTCTTTTCTTGTTTTTCGTCGGCGTATACCACAAGGGCGTTTTCGTCGGCGGGTATGCTGACAATTGAAGCCTCTAATAATAGGCTCTCAGTTGCGGTGTCAATGCCTTTGGTTTTGGTAATCTGTGTTATCATCAGCCCCATTGAACAACCTTTGATAAAGCCGTCGTTTACTTTGCGTGCAATTTCGGCTGCAAAGGGGTCGTTCATATCGAAGACGGGTTCTGCTACCAGTTGTTCATTTTCTACTGCAATGCTATCCCATTTGCCAATTACTTGCAAGGGATTGTGGTTGTAAAGCATCACGGGGTTCTTTTTGAACCGCTCCAAGTTGATGCCTGATACGTCAGTACGGAAGCCGTAACTATTGACGGTGCTGCTGTCGCATAATACAATTTTCATGGTTCTTTGTTTTTAATTGACAATTCAAAAAAAAGTTCCTAAGCTTTTGGTTTGAATGCAGTGCAAACTTACGGCGGATTTTTAACGGGAACAAAGGACTGTCTAAGGGTTGTACGTAATAGTCTAAGGTATATACAAACAATTTAATATGTGGTGTCTCTATTATTATTTTGCGCAAATTATCAATCAATATGAAAACTGTAGAACGAGAACAAAAACAATCCCTTGCCAAGATTCTTTTCTTACAAGGGATGCTATGTAAGGACATCAGCGAAAAGATAGGCGTATCGACAAATACAATAAGTAAATGGAGCGTTGCCGGGAGCTGGCAGGAGGAACGCGCCGCAAGAACTATAACCCGTCCGCAACTTGTTATGAAGATGCTACAAGAACTTGACAAGAAAATCACCGACGGTGATTGGAAACCGCAGGACGTGGCAATGGTGGCGGCGGCTATCTCAAAACTCGACAAACAGACCAACGTGGTAACGGTGATAGAGGTCTTTACCAAGTATCAGGGATGGCTTGCCAAACGCGCAGAGATAGACCCCGACCTCGATGCCGACTTCCTCAAAAAGACTTACCACTATCAGGACAAGTTCATCAACGAACAAATGAGCAACACGGCGATCAACTAACAATGCATAATGCACAATGCATAATTCATAATCGGGCGTCCGCCGGATGGCAATTATGCATTATGAATTATGAATTATGAATTAAAAAACTATGGAAAACACAAAGGCGGCGATAAAGCGATGGAAGATCTTGGGCGATAATATCAACGCGATGTCAACGGTAAATACTGCCGAGGGTATCGCCGAAAAAATTGCGCGTACGAAAAAAAGCAAAACAGATTTTGCATTTTTTGTGTCGTACTATTTCCCGCACTACTGCACCGACAATAAGACCAGTGCAATAATTCCGCCGGCAAAGTTTCACTCTCAGGCAGCTAAGACTATCATAAAAAATGCCGACTTACGGGCTGTGTTTCAATGGCCTCGCGGTCATGCCAAGAGTACTTACATGGATATTATAATCCCGATGTGGCTGATGATTCAGGACAAAAGACAACTTAACGTCATGGTCTTGGTGGGCAAGTCGGAGGATAATGCCTGCACGCTCCTTGGCGACTTACAGGCTGAGTTACAATTCAACAACAGGTTTATTCATGATTTCGGCTCTAAATACAATGCCGGCGACTGGCAGGAAGGACAGTTCGTGACGTCGGACGGCATAGCGTTTTTTGCTCTTGGGCGCGGACAAAGTCCTCGCGGTCTCAGGTACAGGAGCAACCGTCCCGACTACATCGTTATCGACGACCTCGACGACGACGAACTGTGCCGCAACGAAAAGAGAGTTTCTGACCTTTCAAACTGGATTAAAGAGGCACTCTTCGGCTGTTTTGGTGCAAAGGGCGGACGTTTTATAATGGTGGGAAACCTTATTGCTAAAAACTCCGTGCTACAAAAAATTATGGATTCCAAAGGTGTAACAGTTTCAAAAATCAATATCGTAGACTCCAAAGGTAAACCCTCTTGGCCGGAACTATGGAGTCCCGAAAAGATTAAGGATATAGAACTGTTTATGGGTTACCGCTCTTTTCAAAAGGAATATATGAATAATCCTATAATTGAGGGAACTGTTTTTCAAAAGAAAGACATCGTGTTTGGCAGCGTTTTGAAGCCTTCGCAATATGCGGCGTTAGTGTGCTATACCGACCCGTCGTTCAAATCGTCTGCCACTGCCGATTATAAGGCAACGGCACTTGTAGGGATAACCTCAGACGGTTATTTTCATATTCTAAAAATGTATGCAGCGCAGACAACAGTTACCGAAATGGTACGCTGGCATTACGAGATTATGAATTTTGTCGGCAATGCTAATTGTCGCTATATGATAGAGGCTAACTTTATGCAAGACCTCCTGTTGGACGAGTTCAAGAAAGAGGGTGAACAACGCGGCAAACATATTCCGATAATCGGCGACAAACGCTCCAAAGGCGACAAGTTCGCACGTATAGAGGCAATGCAACCGCTATGGGAACGCGGCCTTGTAATTATCAATGAAAAGGAAAAAGAGTCTTCAGGTGTATTGATTCTGATTGATCAGTTGCTATCGTTTCAAAAAGGCAGCCGCGCTCACGATGACGCACCCGATGCCGTGGAATCCGCAATCTGGCAACTAAACAGAACTCACAAAATAGACGCTTTTCCCGTGGTAATGCACTCACGCAAGGAACTACGAAAACACTGGTATTAATTGACAATTCACAATTGACAATGGACAATGGACAATTGACAATGGACAATTCACAATTGACAATTCACAATTCATAATTAATAAAAAATGGATTTTTTAACAGAAAATGATTTTGACGTGCAGGTAAGGCAGGAGATTCTCTCTTTGCTTGACGGCAGCGATGAGAAAACGGCGGTTGGTTTGGCTACTCGTATGGCAACCGATCAAATAACGCAATATATCGGCGGTAAATACGACTGCAAGACCATTTTTGCAGCCGAAGGCGACAACCGCGACCATTTTATTGTGATGATAACAATAGATATTCTTTTGTATCATCTTTGGGCAAAACGTGCACCGCGCAAAATCCCTGAATACCGCGCCACACGTTACCAAGATGCGCTTGATTGGTTAAAATCAGTTGGCAGCGGTGAACTTCAATCTGCTTTGCCACAACTGCCCGATGACGAATATATTGGTCTAATCAGCATAAAAAGTAAGTACGAACCGAATAATCACAAGTATTAATAATGAATACAATTTTTTCATCTATAATCGCGGGATTCAAAGATCAAACAAGAGCGGAGATTCAAAAATGGCGTTACGCACTAAAACTGGCGCAAAGCCCCGTAAATCCGCGGTCATACACCTTGCAAGACCTTTACGACAACTTGGAAAGCGACGGTCATTTCTTGGCACAAAAAGAACTCAGGAAAACCGCGACTTCGGGTTATGGCTTTTCTATAATCGACAAAAAGACCGGAGAAGTAAATCAAGAAAAGACAGATTTCTTTTGCGGAGAATGGTTTTACAACTTTTTGGATTATGTCTTGGACAGCATTTTCAAGGGGTTCACGCTCATAGAACTGACCGACCCCAAAAATCTGAAGTTTGAAGTTTTGCCGCGCCGCAATGTTGTTGGGGGGCTCGGTATTGTACTACGCGATATTGGCGACAATACAGGTATTGATTTTAATGCAAAGGAATTTCAAAACACATTAATCAAAGTTGGCAAACCGTCAGACCTCGGACTAATGGCCGAACTATGCGGGCAATTGATATGGAAACGCAATGCACAACAGTCGTGGGCGGAATTTACGGAGCGTTTCGGCATGCCACTGATTACAGCCACTACCAATCAGACTTCACCGGCTGACATCCGACAACTTGATGAAATGTTAGCGGCTTTGGGAGAGTCAGCGCGTGCGGTATTGCCCGAAGGAACAACTATGAACGTAACGCCTTTTGCGGGTTCTGACGCGTATAAGGTTTACGATGCTCAGATTGACAGAATAAATGCCGAAATCTCCAAACCGATAACTGGCGGAACGATGGTAACAGATGACGGTTCGTCACGCTCTCAATCCGAAGTGCATGAAAGAAACCTTGATGATAAAATTTCAGAGGCAGACCGCCGTATGGTGTCTTTTGTGATTAACGGGCAGTTAATACCGCTTTTAAACCGTTTTAAATATCCTTTAAATCCCGATACCGACAAATTTCAATTTAACCAATCATTTGAACTTAACCTGACAGAACATTGGAATATTGTAAGCCAAATGATAGCCCAAGGCTACGAGGTGGACGAAAAATGGCTCGCCCAGACATTCAACGTGCCGATTACAGGACGAAAGGAAATTGACAATTCACAATTGACAATTAACAATTCCCTTTACCGAAATTTTCGTTAGGCAGTGCCGCAAAGAGCGACGCGGAACTGCCAGAACTATACAGGCTCACGGATCAAATTGACAATGGACAATTGACAGTTGACAATGCGGATGCCAAATTATCAATTATCAATTGTCAATTATCAATTAAAGACATCATTGCCGATATTGCGCAGCGCATTTTTAACGGTGAAAAGATAACTTACGACCCTGACCTTTTGCGCATCACCGTCAAGCCTTACTTAGACGGCATTGCAAAGGGTTACGGCAAGACATTGGCGGAGGTGGATTGGGATACGCCCGACGCAAAGACGCTCCAAAAGTTGACTGAGAACGTCTTCCAATTTTCAGCGTCCAAGGACTTCCACATCCTCTCTGATATGACCGCCGCATTGAAAGACAGTAACGGCAAACTGCGCTCGTTTGATGATTTCCAGGCGGAGGTTGACAAGATGAATGTCAAGTACAACGGCAACTGGTTAAGAACTGAATACAATCAGGCGGTTGCAGCCTCGCAAAATGCAGCTCGTTGGACTGACTTTGAGAAACACTCCAAGACGATGCCGTTTTTGCAATATCAGGCGGTGATGGATCAGAACACCCGCGCAGAACATGCCGCGCTTAATGGTGTAATCAAACGCATAGACTCAGATTTTTGGGACAAATACTATCCGCCAAACGGCTGGGGCTGCCGCTGTGAAGTTATCCAACTGCCCGGTAAGAACCACAAGGAAACACCGGATATGGATATTAAGTTTACAAAGGTGGATTCCATGTTTCAGGTCAACGTCGGCAAAAAAGGTGTGGTGTTCCCCAAAGGGCATCCGTATTTTATGGGGCAGTGCAAGAGGTGCAGCGGAACGCCGCAGAACTTGGCTTTAAAACCGCAGTGCGCGGCGTGTCAATCGGGACGAAAAGATTGTAAAAGATTTTTGAATGGCTGTAAAAAAGAAAATGCTTTGTTAAAAGAGTTTGAAAATAACAAACGTAAAAAAGAAAGCATTAAGACTACAAGAAATAATGTAATGGCAGCCATTAATAAAGATACTTTTGAAAATGAATTGTTCGGACTGGGAAATATAAGAACTGGCTTCTTGTATAGCAATAGAGGCTCATTAAAAAACCTTTTGAAACATAGTTATACAGAGGCTGAAATAGAAACAGCAATATCAGCCGCTCACCATTTAGACAAACTGAAATTTGTTAGAAGTAGTTATGTCGGCGAGGGAAAAGATATGAAAGACCCATTAGTACAAGCCCAAATAAAGAGGAAAAAGGCTGAAGGTATAATACAATATAATATCTACTTCTATGAATACAAAGGGAGACGCTGGTGCATAAAAACCGAAGAATATTGGGATGGACAAGAAAGGTTGTATTCATTTACAAAAAAACCATAAACAACCCTCTACTTAGGATCCAACACGCCCAACTCATATCGGTCGCTTATGGTTTCCACTGCAAATATACAAACAATTTTTGAACCAACAAATAAAAATTGAAAAAAAATGAACGGAAGAAACACATATCCCAAATCCTATCATTGCACAGTGATTGATGATTCATTCACTGTTGATAGTGTCAAGGAACTGAACGAAAGACTCGCCGCCTACAAATTCACAGACATGGCTGTGATGAAAATCAAGGTGGCAATATCGGCAATCAACGAAGTGGAGATTCCGACTCCCCCTCAGTTTCAGAGTGTCTGAATCTTGGGTCAAGGAATGATTTTTTTGTTTGTTCTATTAGAACATCAAGTTCTTTGTGGCAAGTCCCGTAGATTTTGAACTCACTTTCTCCTGTGATTCTTACGATTGGATTATTACCACAAACGGGGCATTGTTGTTTTTGCAACGCCGACACGATTTTAACTGTGTTTTGATAACGTGTATTATTCATAATTCGCTACGTTTTTTAATTTGAAAACGGCGGTGAAGATACGAAAGACTAATTGTAAAACCAAATAAAAATACAAGAAAAAATGAACACAGATACCAAATTGCGCGACCGCATCCGCCGCCAACGCCGCGCCATCCGCCGCCTGAAACGCCTTTTGAATTCAAAAGGCCGTCTGTTGGCGTCGCAAAAATCCTTTTATGAGGAAATGGACAAGGCAACCAAGGCGGACGCGCCCCGCCCGTAGAGACGCAAAATTTTGCGTCTCTACAACCAAACGGATAAAACAATTTTTGAACAAACAAATAAAAATTAAAAAAAATGACAACGTGGCCGCATAATATGCGGCGGAATGAACAAAAAAAGTTAATATAATAAAAATACAGAAAAAATGGACGTTAAAGACATATTAAAAGCATATTTCACCAAGGGCGCGTACCCTACGGAGGCGCAGTACTCCGAACTGATTGAGGCATTCATCACCTCCGACGAACTGGCTAACGCCTTGGAAGACTACATAAAGAAAAACGCCGCAATCGCCACATCTGACACCGTGACACTGACAGGCACAAAGGCTCTGATATTCCGACAGGGCGAAAACTCCGACAAGCCCGGCTTCACCATCTACAAGAAGGACGGCTCGGAGGCGGCGTTTTTTGAGTACAAGAACGAAGGAGGCGTCGCCGCCCTCGCCCTCGGCAACTACATCGACCACACCAAGCCGGGACAATACTCCGAAACCCAAATTGGATTCAGGTTACAGGACGCTGGCAACAAAATCTTTTATGCAGTCTTTGCGCCCAAGGTGGGCGCAGCCAAGAGCGAAAACCCAGACATCAGTAGCAACAAATACACACCAACCATATTCTATATGCCCCTGCGCTTCAAAGTGGGCGACACCTACGTGATGGCAAGCACGGGCGGCACTGTTGATTTAACGCAAGCAATACAAACACTTTTGCAAAATGGAAACAACTGAAATCGTAAACATATTCTCCACCTTCGGCTTCCCGACCGCGATGGTCATCGTGATGGGGTTTGCTCTGTGGAAAATTTGGACGGAGACCACAAGCCGCAACAAGAAGGCGGCGGAGGAGTCTCTCAAACTGCGCGACCAATACATCGCATACATACAGATGAGCAACGTGGAACTCACAGGTGCACTCAAAGAAAACGCTGCCGCTGCCAAAGAGAACGCCGCTGCACTTAAAGAGACCGCATCCGCCCTCAACCGCTTCTCCGTCGTGATGGAACGGCTTGAAGGTAAACTGAAAGTTGAACAATAATACATTAAGAATTATGGCTCAGAGCAAAATAGAACTCCTCCTCGACCTCAAAGACCGCATATCTCAGGGACTCAACCGAGCCAAGGCCGCAGTCTCGGAGGCAAGCGAGGAAATGAAAAAGAAACTCGGCGGTCTCAAACAATATTGGGTGGACGCCTTCAAAGAAATGCGGGAACAGATTCCTGTATTTGATCAGGCGATCAAGTTCCTGACCAACCCGATAGGCGCAGCCGTCACCGCCCTCACCACTGTGGGCAGTGCCATCAAAAGCGCAGCCACCTCCGCAATGGACTGGCAGAAGGGTATGGCGCAGATTAACGTTACCGCAGGGCTTTCCAACGAGGAACTTGCCAAGATGAGTGACCAAATGCTCGAAATAGGCACACGCAACGCCGCACCGTTGGAGGAGGTGCCGCAAGCCTTCAACAAGATTATTTCGGCGGGTCTGGACGCAAAACAAGCACTGGCAGCACTCGAACCGACACTCAAAGCGGCAAAGGCTGGCTTCGTGGACATCGAGACCGTGGCATCGGCAGGCGTCAATGTGATGAACTCGTCGGGGCGCGACATCAACGCCGTCTATGACATCCTTTTTGGTACATTGCAGAAGGGCGCGGCAAGTATGGGCGAGATTGCGGCATACCTGCCTACCGTAGTGCCGGTGGCGAGGAACGCGGGCGCAAGCCTCGAAGAGACGGCTGGCGCGTTTGCATTTATGACGGCACAAGGTCAGAGCGCAAGCGCGGCGGCAACACTCTTGAACGGCGCGTTCAACAGCCTTGCCAACCCAAAACTTCTCGGCAACTTCAAGGCGATGGGCGTGGAGATATACGACGCAGAAGGCAAGATGCGTCCGATGAGCGACATCATTGAAAATTTGGCAAAACAGTTGGATGGACTTTCCGACAAAGAAAAGGCTGCAAAACTGTCGTCCCTCGGTCTCGATCAGACCTCGGCATCCGCCTTTGCCGTAATGACACAGGATGTGAAAAAGTTTAAGGAGACACTGGAAAGCGTCGATAATTCCGATGACGCGCTCGAACACTCCCTCGAAAACTCTATGACCGCCGCCGACCACTGGACAATAGCGATGAACAACATAAAGGCCTTCGCCATAAAGGCGGGTGAGTTTCTACTGCCTGTAATCACCAAGGTGGGCGAATGGGCGGCTGACATCACCGGCGGCATCATACCCGCAATTAAGAGCGTCAAGGACTTCATCGCCGACTGGTCGCCTGTAATATTGGGTGTGGCGGCGGCGTTCCTGGTATTGAACGCAAACACAATTGCGGCGACAGTCTCAATGGTGGCGCACTCAGTTGCAAGTAGCATAGCGGCGGCTAAACAGTGGATTCTCAACATCGCGATGTCCGCAAACCCGATAGGAATCATCATTGTCGCCATCGGCGCGTTGATAGGATGGATTGTGATGCTGTGCCGCAAATACGAGGGATGGACTTCGGTCTGGAACTTCGTGAAGACTTTCCTCGTCAATTCGTTCTGGCAGTTTGTGGACGATTGGAAGGACGGTTTTCAGGGCTTGTGGTATTACATACAACTCTTTTGGCTCAACATCAAGTCATTCGGGCAGTATGTAGGTCAGTTGTTCAACAACATCGGACAGGCGATAAAACTCGCTCTTACTGGTAATTTCTCCGATGCTAAGGCGATGCTTACAAGCGAAATCCACACCGACGCCGAAACCGAGATTGAACGCCTCAAAGCCGAACGCGAACAACAGAAAGCCAAGTACGCCTCCGAGTCCAAACAACGTATGGATGAAATCAAGCAATCTTGGGCGGACGTACACATCACCAAAAAAGTAACTGAGAACGCACAAGGCGAAGCTGAGGACTCGTCCTTTGTGGACGAGGTAAAAGATTTGGTGGGCGGAGGTTCTGACGGCACAACAGGCGGCGGCTCGGGTTCGGGCAGCGGTTCTGGTACAGGCGGAGCGGATGCGGTGGCTGGCAGCGCAAAGCAAATCAAAAACATCACCGTGAACATCGACGCCTTCAACAAGGGCGGTATCAACGCCGGCAACACACAAGGCTTGAACGGCAAGTCGGCGGTGGACATCGAGGAGTGGTTTACGCAGATGCTTCTGCGCACAGTGCGCAACCTCGAAATGGCATATTAACAATTGACAATTGACAATTAACAATTAACAATGGACAATTAACAATGGATAATTATGGCACTCGAATTTGTAAAACTTTTGGACGCACTCTCCGAGTGCATCGGCGACCTGCCACGGATGGTGGGCATGGAGGCTGTCAATTTTTCAAAAGAAAGGTTTGTGCAGCAAAACTGGTACGACACCGCGCCTATACCGTGGCCGCTGCGCCGACACCTGAGGCGTGGCGGCAAGAAGCGTCAACAGGGCGCGGTTCTTGTGGATAGCGGACGGCTCAAACGCTCCATCAGGATAGTGAGCGTGTCGGGAACTACTGTAATAATTGGCACAGACGTACCATACGCGCAGATGCACAACGATGGATTCAAAGGCAAAGAGAATGTGAAGGCGTACAGGCAGCGCGTAAAGGCACACCGCAGGAAGATTACAGTGAAGACCAAAAAAGGTGGCACTAAGAAAAAGGTGGTGCAGGTGAAGGCGCACACAAGGAACATCGCCGCCCATCAGCGCGAGGTCGATATGCCGCGCCGCCAGTTTCTCGGTAAATCCGCCGAACTCGAACGCCGCATCGAGGCTCTTATCACCGACACTTTCAAGGATTGTATCAACGATGTTTTAACGACGCATTAACAATATGAAAACACTAATTGAAAACATACTCACGGCACTCACCGACGAGCGTGCCAACCAACTTTTTCAGCAGTACGGACTCACGCCACCGGCAGTGGATGACATCTATCTCGGACAGCCCGACGACCCCGATTTTGAGTTTGCGTTGCCCGCCGTGTTCGTGGATTACAATGCCGACTTTACCAACGAGACTTGCCGGATATTTGTACACGTCTTGCAGGATTATATGCAGGACACCGACAATCTAAGCCCTGTCCGCGATGCGGGGATGCAGCATCTTGATTTCTTAAAAGTGGTGCGACACTTGCTCCGGGGACTGAGAACGCCGCCGATGTTTGGTGCGTTGCAGATGGAAATGGAAGCCCCTGTTGTGTCAGATGCTTACTACTGGCATACTCTTACATTGAGCTGCGTGATGAAGGTGGACGCCGACACAGAGCCAAAGTACGTGATGACCGAAGGTGATGTGGATTACGAAGTGGAGCGCGGACGGCTCGTTGTCAAAACAGCGTAGGCTCCATCTTTTTGCGCCGTTGCTCCATGCGCTCGACGTCGAGGAGTAGCCGCGAGTATGGGATGGCGAGGTAGTTGTAGAACGTGGCGCGGCTTATGTGGAAACGGTCACGGATATAGTTATTGAAGATATACTCGTTGAACCAACCTTTTGAGGCGTATTCTTTGTATACCTCGTTTATTTCCTTGACCCGTAGTAAAAAGTTTTTTCTGTTGTATGCCATAGTCCGCCTTTTTTTTAACAGTTGATTCAATACTGCAAAATTACATAAATTTCTGATTATTATCAAACAAAACGCCGCAAATTCGTGTAATTTGCGGCGTTTTGTTTATTGAATTAGTATGTTTGTTTTTTCTTTGCCATTTTCAGGACTTCTTGCAAATGGTAGTTTTGATTGAGTTCCACAAGTTCTAACCGTGCTTTGCGTTCAGCCTCCTGCATTTGGTATTCGATAACCGATTCGTTGAGTTTTTTTAGGGTTTCAGATTCAGACATCTCTTTGGGCATATAGCCGTGCTTCTTTAAAACGTCGTCTTTCCTTAATTGACTTTCGTAGTAAGAGGCTGCGCGTTCTTGTGCATAATCGGCAAAGGCTTTTACGAACCTCGGCATATTAACGTCGGATGCCGTGCGTCTAAGGTCAGAGAATATCATATTAACGTCTGCTATATTTAAATATTCACGACCTTTCAGACAGTCAGAGATACAAGTTTTAATGACATTGTTGTCCGGATATTTTTTGCCGAAATAATCCAAAGTGTTGGTTATCCAAACATAAATGTAAGTAATCAGAATTTCACGACCGTATTGCTTTGAAATATCCGACAAAAGGGGTAAATCCTGATGTTTTGCGCAGTCGAGCGGAATAATATCGGCTTTGAACTTTTCAGTGCATTGGTCGGGGTTGAACTGAGTTAAAAACTCTTTTTGTGATAATTGAAGGGCGGGACACTGCGCCGCCCTATCAATTTTAACAAGTGAATTATTGTTTGTTTCCATTTAGCATCTGATTTAGAAAATCTAATTTTTGCTGTTGTTTGTCGCCGAGTTTTTTGTTTTCGGTGTCTTTTTGCTTTTGTTGATGCCGCATCAGCATAGCCGCAATGGTGTTGTAATTGCGGTGGATACTTAAAAGGGACGCATAACAATAGGTGTTTTTCTCTTTTAAGTAGTCCAACAAGCGTTGCCACATTCCAAGTATTATATTATCACCGGGAATGACGGTCGGGTTCTTGTATCGATACGTACCTTCCAACATATTGCGTAAACCTTTCATCGTGTTGTATTCCACGATATAGGCATTGCGACTGCTATATTGCACCGGAACGGAAAACCTTTCCATGTACCACTGACGAAAAGCGGTAATCATGCGGACAATGAGGTCTTTTTCGTTTTCTTGTTTTGCCATGATATTAAAAATTAAAAAATTGGGATTAAATTAGAGCCGCAAACATTGCGGCTCTACATTACGATTGTGAATTTTCAATTGTCAATTTTCTCCAACTTTGCCCACAATTCTTTTTTTGCCTTTTCTCTCATGCGGGCATTGTTAAAGAGATTTTGCTGATACTCTTTTTTCAACTTTTTCAACTTCGCTATCGACTCTGAAATGAAGGCTTCGTGTTTTGCACGTTCTTCTTTGAGTTGGATTTTGATTTCTCGCATTTCCTTTTGAACGGCATCTCTTTCTTCCGAATAGTGTTGCAGACCTTTGCGTTGAAGTTCGCTGTCTTTTGTTACCAAATCGTTGTATTTTCGGTGCAAGGCAATGTGGATTTCATTGTACTTGTTGTCTTCCTCTGTAATAGAGGTTTCAATCTCTTGGATTTTTGTTTCAAAATGAGAGATTAAGTCTTGACGACGTGCTGCGTAAATGTTGCGCAATTCGGTTACTTTGGTTTCGATTTCTTTCTGTGTCATGATTTTTAATTTTTTTAAGGCCGCATAAAATGCGGCGGAATTAACATTACGGGCGGACACGCAGGACCGCCCTTGCATTACTTTGCGTCGGTGATTGAAAGCGGAATGGGGAGCCATTCGCCGTCTTCGCCTTTGATAAATGCGCGGATAAACTGCTTAGAGGCTATCGGCGCGTAAGAGTTCATAATGATTTCAACGCCTTCCGTAAAGCGGTCGTTGTTGATCTGTTCGGCAATCTGGCGTAACTGCAAAACGCGGCTTGCTTTCAGGTTGCCTTTCTGGTCCTTTGACAAGAGTTTCAAAACCATGTCAACCAAGGCTTTGGTTTCGTCAGTCTCGGCAAGGCTGGTGATGTAGTCCTTTACCAAGGCGATGCCGTCGTTTACGGTGTCTTTGTAGTTGTCAATTTGGTAGAAGCCAAGTTCGATGCGGCTCTGACCGTCAGAACTGGTAAATGTGTGTGAACGCTGACCGTCTTTTGTCATTTTCATAATGTCCTTTTTCATGTCCAAAAGGGCACGGAAGTTTTCAAACACGGTCTTTTTGACAGAGGAAAGTTGCTTGCTGATGTCCTTTAATTCAGGAATAGTACAGGCAATTTGTTCGTCAATCATCTGATTGAAAGTGTCAAGGTTCTGTTTGCGCTCGTCTTTTGCACGTTTTGCGGCTTGTGCCGCCTTGAAGGCCTCGAACTCTGCGAGTTCTGCGGCGGATAATGTTACAGTGTTTTCCATGATTTAAAAAGTTTTAATATTAATAATCAATTGATTGTGCGATTTCTTTAACTGAGTAAGTATCCATGTAAGATTCTATTGTTTTGCGTCGAGTGGATACAAAGAGATGAACTGAAGCCGCAGCACGTTCACGACAGAGGTCGGTAAACTCCGGGCTCTTGTAGTGTACATGTTCCAAATGGTCAGTAATCACGTTGTAGCGGTGTTCCCAATCTATCGGCAGCCGCAACTCCGGCCACAGGTCAGACGGCTCGCACAGTAGGAGGTCAGCGCACTGGCGCATCATGGAGAAATGCTGTGGACGTGTGCCGAGTATCCATCGGGCTATCGTGCCGGGCGTTACGTCCATACAGTCGGCAAGCCACTGGTAGGTCTTGCCTTGCTTGTAGAGTTGGACGGGGATTGTTGTGTGTGCCATAGTGTTTAATATTTGTTGATTTTGTTAATTAACTTTACCAAACTTTCAATGGTTTTAGCGATAACTTTTACAGGAAATCCAGCAACTATAACAATAGCCGTCCAAAGTCCCGTCTCATGGTTGTAATATCCTTTCATGGTTTTTCAAATTATGAATTTTAAACTTTCAATTTACCCACACTTTTTGCCCACCGCGACGTTCTGCGGCGAGTTGTTCGTTGATTACGAAAGGCTGACGGTTGCCGCCGTAGCGAGAGTTGCAATCCTCGATGATGAACCTATCCACTATCAACTTGATGTCCGCATCGTACTTGCAAAACATGCCCGCCGGTGTCTTCGGGTTCTTGCCGTCGGAGAATCCCACCATCGCGAGGCCTTTGCCCTGTTTCTTGCAGATAGAGGTAATTTTGATAATATCCTGTGGTGTCATTTGGAGACTGTCGATAGAGTCGATAATCCAAAATTTCACCGTTTTGCGGGTTTCAATCTCTTTTATCAGTTCGTCCAATGTGGCACGGTCGTAAAGGTAGATGCGGTTGTAGTTTTCTTTTTCCGCATTGTCGGCACGGCGCACGGCTTTTTTGAAACTTTCACTGATGCCCTCTTCAATGCTCACATAGCCTACTTTTTTGTAAAAATTAGCCATATACGCCGCCAACTGTATCATAAAGGACGTTTTGCCGCTGCCACTCTTGGCGTAGATGAACCACTTGCAATCACGTGCCGGACACCCAAACGAATCGTACCACACGCCTGTAAATGGCAGCACTTTAAAGTCCTTGTTTTCCAGTGTACTAAATTTTATCCTTTGCATTTCTTTAATTATGAATTATGAATTATGAATTGTCAACTGTCCATTGTCAATTGTTAACTCGTTTGCGTCTTGCTTTGAGGACTTCTCGCTCGGTTCGGCGGAGGTCGCAGCGTCCGCGCCTTGGGTCGAAACAGTTGGCAATGGCTGTTTTGAGTTCGTCTTCTGAAAGACCGTTGGCTTTCATCACAGATGCCGCCATCTGTTTCATCTCGTCGGCTTGCTCTTTGAGGTTGGCGGAGAGTGCCTTCTTGAAGTTGCAGTCGAAACGGCTGTAAATCTCCGTGTAGCCGAGTTTGTCGTACTCCACGCCGCGCTGTATCTTGCTTTTGAAACCGTCGCTGCCCAAGAGGTAAAGACCGCAGCGGCCTTCGAGGGCGTTGTAGAGTTTTTTGAGTTGGAGGAGTGCGCCGTTTTCGAGGTCGCCCGCCTCGTCGAAGATAAAGAGAGGCTTGTCCATCAGTTTTACGGCGTATATCGCACTGTCTAAAACTTCCTGCAAGCGTCCCTTGCCTGTAACGCCCACAGCCTTTGCGATGGCGCGGATGAACGATGCCTTGGTATTGCTCACGGAGCAATCTATGCACATCACCTCGGCGTGGGTGCGGGCGTATTCGCGCATACAAAATGTCTTGCCGATGCCGGGTTCGTCCGCCATCATCGCCGTCGCGCCAAACTGCTGTGCCGCCGCAAACTGCGTAAACAGGTATTTGCTCACCTTGGTCTCGGCAAAGTGCCACACGTCGTCGGCGTTGCGGGTGAAATTGACAGCCTGTGCCAAAATCAGCCAAGTGGAGTCGCCTACACGCGAGCGGGTGTCGTCCTTCTTGATGTAGGTGAGGGTTGCATTGGAGATGCCGAGTTTTACGGCAAACTTGCGGTCGCTCACGCCGCCTGTCTGCTCCTGCAACTGCGCTATCATCTCGGTGATGCGCTTCTTTTCGTCGTCGGTAAACTGTATCATAGTTAATTACGATTTATGAATTACTAATTTCTAATTTCTAATTTCTAATTGCCTAAAAGTCGTCGAAGGCCTGTTGTTCGATGCTCGGCTTTTCCTTTTTAGTGTTTTTCGTGTTTTCCGTGGTTAATTCCTCATTCAACAGGTATTCGTCGTAGTCTTGGATGTCGGGCTTCACCTTGCTTTTGCCCGCCACGGCAAACATATAGTCCGTCACCTCGCCGTATGGCAGACGGAAGCGCATTTCGTCAATAGTCTCCATCTGGGTGGCAACCTTTTGGTCGAAGTCGGCGCGGATTTGCAATTGCTCCGCCATACCCCTGCCTGTTTGTTCGTCTGCCTCGCATAGTGCCTTGAACGCTTTGTTAACAGCCTTGCAACTCATTATTAACCGTCCGTCCTCGGTGTAGAGGTCGGCGGCCTGTCCGTCGTGGCATACCAACACACGGGCGTCGGGCTTGTAGCCGGTCATCTTGTTTATCTTTTCCGCATTGGCGGCAAGGTCGAGTTCATAATAATAGGTGCTGCCCTGATGCTCAATGCTGAGTTTGCCGCGCATATAAGAGAGGTTGACCGACGTCTTCATTCCCAATGCCCTGCGCACGGTGGTCTCGTTGGGCTTGTAGCCAAAATCAGTGTCATCGCTAATTGTCAATTGTCCATTGTCAACTGTCAATTCACCAAAGAACCTCTCGTCGGGACTCATTCCGTCCGCGCCTTTCTCGGAGTTCCACGCCCTGACCATCTCGATCTGTTGGTTGACTGCCTCCTCAAAAGTCGGAAGTTTGGCGATGTCAAGGCCGTCGAAGTTGGTGGTGCGGTTGGCGTCGTTGCCGCCCATACGGTTGCCCACGAAGTTGGAATAGCGGCGGCAAAAGTTGAAGACAAGCCTTTGCAGAGTCTCCGCTTGGTTTTCCTGAGAGTTGCCGGGATTGATGGTGCGGTACCGGGGGAACAACAGGCGGCAAATCTCCTGCGTGTCGCCCTTGGCAAACGCGCCGCCATTGTCGGTCAGGAGTTCCTGAGCCACACGTCCGCCGCAGGTCTCCATCGCCATCTTCAATGCGTCTATGAACATCCACGCCTCCTCCTTGTCCTGATGGTAGCCGATTTTTGTCTGCAACGAGTAGCCCACAATCTTCTGGCTCATCACGTCGAAGATGTTGACGCGGTACAGGGTGCGCATCTGACCACGGTATTGGAACACCATCTTTGTACCCGTGCCGTCAGCCACCCAAAGGCTCATCGGGTTCAACACGCCCTGCGTGAGTGTGAACGGACGGTAGAGGTTGTTGTGGACCGTTGCGCCGTCCCTGCCGTAGGAGCGGAACATCTTGGTCTCCCATTTGGCGGTGTGGGCGCAGAATGTGCGGTAACTCATCACCCTGTCCTTGTAGCCGTAGCGTTCCATCTCGGCGCAATACTGGGCGTGGAGTGCTATCTTGCACTCCTTGTTGAGGAATCCGTGCTGCGCTCCGAGACCGTTCCAAAGTCCGTACATCACAAGTTCGTGGAGGCTGAGGTCAAGCACTTCGCCGGTGTCGGTATCTACCACCTCGGTCTTCTTGACGAGGGCGGCGTTTGTGTTGCCGTACTTTTCTGATATAAGGCTCGACGGCTCGGCGATGGCGGCGAGTTTGCGGCGCAATACGTCGCTGCTTCCCGGCTTGAAGTTCGGGTACTGCCTCTCCTTGTAAAAATCTATCAGCGCGTTGTCGAAGTCCTTCAAGAGGTCGAATCCCCAACGCTTGAAGTTTTCGCCCTCGCGCATCTTCTTGGCGTACTGTGCCACGGCGTAGCACTCCGTGAGGCGGCGGGCGGTGTCGGGGTTGAAGGTAACGTCAGCCTCGGACATATAGTAGGCAGTGATGCTGGCTATCTCCTTAGCGGTCATTTCCTTTTCGGCGACGGCAACGATGTTTTCTTTGAGGTATTCGGCGCATTGGTCGGCATCCAATGGACGGCGGCAAAGGTCGAGTAATTCGCGCTCGGTGGGCAGAAATTTTTTATAATAGTCGGTTATCGTGTCGAAGTCATAGAACCTCCGCGAGTTTATCAGCGTAAACCGCCAATTCTTGCCTGTCGTGGGGAGCAATGCCCTGCATTTAAGACTCTTGGGGACGGATTTCAAGTATGCACATCGTCCTTTCGCAAGATAATTGTCTGTTACGGATGTTTTGGTGAGCAAAATACCTTCGCTCACCCAAATCGTCCGCTGTGTGCCGTAGCGTGATAATATGACTTCGGGGGTAACTGACATTTTGCTATTACTTTAAGTTTTCCGCTTTGAGTTGCCAATCATAGATGCTCGACGTGGGGATGTTTTCGGCACTGTCGATTACTTCGCCTTTGAAAGTGATGGTGACGAACCCGGTCTTGAAGTTGATGGCGAGCCGTGCGCCGTTGGGATAGTCCCACGCCCACACATTCTCCACCACCTTCACATCCGCCGCGCCGGTGTCCACTCCGCCGAAGTTTTTGACGGCGTTGTAGCGGATTTTTCGTGCAAGAGACACCTCGTCGGGGTTGGAGGAATTTTCCTCAAACTTCAACGCCTTCCGTACCGTCGGCTGGCTCACGCTTAACGCTTCGCCCAACTTTTGCGACGCTCCAAACGGCAATCTTATTTCTCTTTTTGTTTTTTCCATAATTATTACTATTTTTATGCGCTGTTTTCAACTTTGAAAACGGTACAAAAATACAGAATACTGTAATATCTAACAAATTTTTTTGAAACTTTTTTTCAGAATTTTGTAAAAATGGCTTTAAACGATGTTACAATGCGGTTTTCTGATACAGTATCTTGGCTTATTTCTAACAAAAAAGCACAAGATAAAAAGGAAATTGCGGCAATTTTAGGCATAAGTACCTCTCTGATGACCGAAATTTCAAAGGAGAGAAGCAATGTTGGTGTAATTCCATTACAGAATATTGTAATAAAATATGGGATTTCTGGCGATTGGCTATTAACAGGCGAAGGAACGATGTTGAAGTCTGATGCCTCTTCTGTGCCGCCTGATCAAACGCCTGACGAGTCGCCAAACAGCACTATATCTGTATTATTAAAACATATCGACGACCTTAACCGTGAAAACGAGCGGCTACTAATCGAACTAAATAAATACCGCCCCTCGTCTCCCGTCGGCGATCAGCCGTAA